AACGAACCCAATCCTATAAAAGTAATCATGTCAAGGTGTACTCAACCCATTCCCCAGCAGCTTCATCCCATCTGTAAAGAGCACCATCGTTAGGCATCGGCACAGGTGCTTCCCATAGGCAAGTGGTTTCATCTAGCAACCAGCTTGGATATGGCGTTGGTGGAATAAAAGCATCACGGCTTGCATCGTAGGTGTAGCCAATGCCTGCGTAGTTCTTGCGGAATGGTGTACCACCGCCGCTATGCACACCGCCAGATGTGTTGTAGCTGGTGCGTTTGCACACTTGACCACGAAAGTTGCCGTAATGCACTTCCCAATCGGTGCCTTCCTCGCCTTCATTTTTGCCAACAATCACCTCGGTGACGATGTTGCTTTCATCCAGGAATGCGTAGTGTGCCATTGTTAGGTCCAGGATACATTGCCGGTGCCGGCAGTCACTGTCGTCACTTTATCAGAACTAACTGTTGCAGTAGTAAATGTTAGCCCGCCGCCAGGGTTGGAAATGGTAAAGCTGTTGGCGTAGCGGAGAATGACTACACCGGACCCACCAGAAACACCAGCTTGAACATATGCACCGCCTGCGCCACCGCCAGTATTCGCTGTGCCGTTAGTTCTTCCAGCCCCCGTAGAGCTGCCTGTACCGCCGCCGCCCGTGCCGCCCGTGCCGCCAAGAGTGCCGCCACCGCCACCGCCACCGCCATAAGTTACTGAACTACCTGTGATTGATACAGCTACTCCGTTACCGCCATCAGCGCTTGCTGAACTACCTACTGCGCTAGCGCCGCCACCGCCGCCAGAACGGTAAGGAGACGCCGCGCCTTGACCACCCGCGAAACCCTGATTTGCTGTTCCTGCGCCACCAGTACCATAAACGGCGCCTTCTTCACCGCCCCCTCCACCTGAGCCACCTGACAGACCAATTTGGCTTGGGGTTCTGCCGCCACTACCACCACCACCTACCGAAGTAATGGTTGCAAAAACAGAATTATTACCATTGACGCCTTGTGGGTTACCGTTTGCCCCGCCACTTCCAATAGTAACTGTGTAGTTTGTACTGAAATTTAAAGTTAAAGCAGTTTCCAATGTTCCACCACCACCAGTTGCAGTAACAGTAGAGCGAAGTCCGCCTGCCCCACCTCCGCCCGAAGTTCCTCCCCCTTCACCAGAGCCACCACCACCAGCGACTACAAGATAGTTAATTGTTAGAGGTTGCCCAGGCCAAATATCTTGGCTTCGTGCTAACAATACTTCATTCAATGTCCATACGCCAGAAGCAACTGATGTAGTAGGCGTATTAATAACGCCAATAACTCCGCCGTTACTCATACTGTAATCTCCAACGCGCTAAGCGTTACCTCTAAATCACTTGCTACTGATGCTGTAGCCCTAATTTTCTGTGATTGCTTGAGGATTAGCTTATTTGTAACTACCTCTAAAGACGCATCTGCCGGCACTGCAATGGTGCTAGCCAATGTGCTTAATACTGCGTTGCTGCCGTCGGTTACTGTAAGTGTAATATTGGCTGAACTGGTGCCATCTACGTTGGCAACTAAACAGCTCAACACAATAGCGCGGTCTGCTGCGTTAGCAGTTGGGGCTTGATAAATATCTGTTGCACTGGTGGTTGTCAGCTTAATGCTGGCGTTGTTAAAAGTTTCAGCCATGATTTTAGGATAGAGCGATTACAAGGCCAAGGCTTACGCCTGCGCTTGGCGTACTCCAGCTTAGTGTACCAGCACCATCGGTTTTTAGCACCTGATTGCTTGTCCCATCCGTTGCCGGGAGCGTCCATAGCACATCAGCCGCAATTGTTGCTGGTGCTTGGAAGCCAACGTAGTTAGTGCCGTTTGCAGTTGCTTCGCGGAATCGGGCATCAACCTGATTATCTAGAATCACATCGCCGGTTAGGGTGCCGCCTGCTTTTGGTAATGCCGCAGTAGCTAAATCGAATGCCGCCTTTACCGCTGTTGGTGTGGCAGCTAATACGCTGCTGGTGGTGCTTGTACTATCGCTTAGCTGTACAGCACCAACCACGCTTGTGGTAGCGGCAACAATCTTGCTGCCTGCAATCGCAGCGCTGGCATTGATATCGGCGTTGACTATTACGCCAGTAGCAATAGCAGTAACGCCCGTGTTGCTGATGGTCACATCACCTGTTACAGCCGTGCTAGTTGCAACGTTTGCGCTGCTGCCTAGCACAATGTTGCCGCTGGTTAATGTCGCAAGCTTGCTATAAGCGATAGCAGCAGCCGACGCAATATCAGCATTAACCAGTGGATAAGCGCTTACCTGGCTCCATGGCGTATAGCCCAGCGAAGTCCAAGCTGTGCTGCCAGTCCCAAGTTTTATTTTGTTTGTATCCGACTCAATCCCAATCTCGCCTGCCAGCAGTGTCGGGTTTGCGCTTGTCCAGTTAGCAGCAGTATCACGCCGCTGCGCCATCTTAACTGGAACAGTAGTAGCAGTTGGCATAAGGTCAGGCTCCGCCAGCTAGCAGTAGTTTTTCTGGGTCCGGAGGTGTCGCATCTGATGCTAACAGTTCAAATGGTGAAAAGCCAGTGAATGCTATATTCTCAAATGCTGCCACATCAGGTGCTACCGCCGTCCCGCCGCTTAAAATAATATCAAGCACCCATCCTTGCAGCACACGTAATGAAACTTTTATATCAAAATAAACTCCTTTTTGCTGCTCTTGTGGTATAGACGCATATCTATAGATTGAATCAATTGGTACTACATCATTTGCGTCACCCCACACTGTAACTGGAATTTGGAAATATCCATGCACGCCGCTGGATTGGTTCCAATGTGTACGGATCAAATCAGCATCAGATTCAATTCGGTTATTAAATGTAAGTTGCAATATATGGCCGTTATTGCGTAATGAATGCCGGAATCTAACAGGGCCGCTAGCTACAGTTGAGGCTTCGCTTATATTTAAATCGCCTAGGTCGTAGTTAATTTCATCTGGTACAAGGTCAGGGAAAGTCGCCATGGTTAAATTAAGTACGGTGGGATTAAAGTTAAAGATACAGTGCCATCAATCTGGTCGCATGTTTCGTCAAATGATGGGCTATCAGTATATATCCATTGATGATTAGCTGGAAATGTTAAATTAGTTGCAGCTAGTGTTGTAGCATTTAAATCAAATGGCTCGAACCGGCCATGAAAAGAATAATGGCTTAGCAACGCATAGTGCTCTGCCCTAGTCATCTGACTGAATGTCATCCGCAACTGGTCGCCAGATCTACCATTACCATGTCGCACGTTAACCTCATCGCCACTTAGCACAAGCAGCGATGTGTTGGCTGTGCTACCTGGCGTGTAGGTGCGGCTGCTTGGATTTAATGCAGGGAATAAAGCCATTAACCGGAACCTGCCCATTCGGCTAAAACTGTAGATTGGTTATTGCTAAATTGCCATACCCCACTTACGGAAATGGTTCGCCCTTCAACAGTGCCGCTAAACGCTATGCCAGGGTTGGGCGGATATGACTGCAGGCCACTAGAGCATGGCGAATAGAATCCGCCAAGCGCAAAACTGCCAGTGGGATTTGTTGTTATATTTGTAGTACTAACAGAAGCTCGCCAAGGAGATGCCGCGCCTACAGGGGGGCAAGTAGTGGATTCGCTAGAACTTAGTTCAGTATTCGAGGCACACCCCCAAAGGCCATGAATAGCAAATGTTGCGGGGGAAATATTTGCTGCCCAAAGCGTTGTACCTGCAACCGGGAAGCCGCTAGAGCCAATCACAATGCCTTGCCATCTAACGTATTGATAGCTGTAAATGTCTGGTATCGCAGGGTCTGTGATACCAATCAAGGATGGCTCACCAAAACCATCAGTGCCGCTAGGGTCTGGGCATCTAGCTTCTGCAATTAAGTAATGGTCAATATCATCATTTGTAATAATTAACGATGCGCCTGCTTCCCATCCACTGGTGCCAAGTGTTTCGCATTGTATCAGCGTGCGTGGCGCTGTCCTGGCTTCCTCTATATCTGCCACTAAAGACTTAGTTACGCGATACCAGCAAACTTGGCCGCCTGGGCATGGCGGCACGGCATTTGCCGTTTCACCTTCAACTGGTGGGTCGCTAACGCCTGTAACTCCAGGGTTTGGCCCGCTTGGATATTCGGGCTCGGGCTCATCCAGTGGATCTTCTGGGTTATCAACTGGGTCTGTCGGCCCATCATCTGGCTCATTGCCAAGTTCAGCGGGGTCAGTCTCAACGGGTGGGTCGTCTACAGGCGGTATAGTTTCACCAACATCAGATAAAGGCGTATTATCAACAGCGCGGCCTGCAATGTCGCAAGTAAAATCTGTGCGCCCTGTTGGTACGGTGTAGCCATTACCTACCGCAGCATTAACTGCTAACCCAACCAGGCTGCGGTTTTGGCTATCAACTGGAAAATGAATTAAATCTAAACTGATAGCACCACTGATAGCTCTTGAGATACGTTCTACTTCATAGAAATGATTATGGTAACTAACTGTACCTACATTAGTCTCGCGCCTTAATCTAACGCGTACAACATCGCCCACAATTAGCGTGGCATTGAATGAGCTAGGCGCAACACGTATCCTAAGCGTATGCGTTACATAGTAACGACTAGCGACACGGTAAGTTCCAACCTTAACTGCATGGTCTTCAGTAGAGCAAAACTGGCTTAGGTCATATTGTTCTAATGGGCCATTATCGGCCAATCCTGTCATCCGTATTTCAGCGGAGCGGATAATGCCAATATCGCTATCCGGTTGCTGCCGCCATAAAACCAGGGCTGTGATAGCTTTGCGATTTTCAAGCGAAATATAATCAATTTCAAAACTTTCAATTATTACGTGATCTTCTGTGAAAGTGAATACTGGGTCGATAGCTGTTGTTTTAATCGTGCCATTAGCATTGGTTTGCAGCCTTGGCCTTAAACCTTTTTTACCATTTTTATCACTTACTCGCAACAGGAAATCCGAACTGATAGATTGCAGCCAGTCTTCAAGGTTAGTTGATTGCTTGAATTCTCCATTATAAAACAAACCATTTACATTACAGAATAATGCCGCATCTTCCATCATTGTCGAATCAATCATTGAGCTTGGAAATCGGCTGCTTTGTGTTATCAAATACAACGCCAAATCGATTACATTATTACTAGGCCCTGTAATGTCATCTAAAATTCTTGTGACATTTATTCCATTGCGAACGAAACAATGCACTTGTCTATCCCATAACTCGCTGCCATCATCATGCGTATTAATGAAACTAAGCGTTGTCATGTTTTCGTATGTTCCTTGAGTGCCGCAATACAATGGGCAATTCCAAAATTTCTTAGTTGCTACAGCAACAATGAAATTGCCAGGGTCCCAAGTCTCAGCGCGGCGGTCGTATGTTTGCGCCCATGTCCCAACACGGCAAGCACGCTGAAATACATCCTTAAGTGGCAATTGGTCCATATCGCCTTCACTAAGTACTAGATGCACTTTGGTGGTCAGCACGTTAGTTGTTGAGTTATTCTCATATCTGCCTTCAGTAGCAGATGGGCTTACTAATACGCCGCCATTGCTTGATACTCGGCGACAAAACACAATTGGAATTGGCTCGCCAATTACTGCTGCTTTTTGTCTGCTGTCTAGTGGTGATTGGCCTTCGGCTGCGCCTTCCGTTGTTACTGTGGTAACCAATCCGCTTTGGTATGGCAGCAGCGCTAATGGGTCTCTAATTTGAATACTCATAATCTTACCGGTGCCCCAATAAGTAAAGTAGTAAATTTACGTGGCGGCACTTGCGCACCTACTGGGCTAAGCGCTGAGCTTAAATTGATTGATAATTGCGTGAAATTACCTGAAATTTTTGACACTTCACCAACGTAAGTTGCAATCAATGACTGGGTAGATATTGGCGCCGATTGCGATAATCGCGTGTCAAACTCATACATTTTAATCTCACATAATCTATTGTTATTTAAAGCCGCTTTAAATACACTAATTGCTGTAGCTGTAGCTGGCACTGTGATGCTAACGTCTGAACCTGCTGGGCTGCCAGCCATCATCCCATCAGCATTAAATGGATTATAAAACCAAGATGCAGAATCTAAAGTGATAGTTTGATTAATGTAATATGCTTGCCATCTTACATACGTCTGGCTGCTATCGTAAATTCTTAGGTATTGGCTTTGGCCGCGATTGCTCATGCGCCTACTCCTTGATAGCTGCGCCCGCCAAATGTACGGTTATTGAGCAGCAAAGAATCTGTTAGCATTGTAAGTGCTTTTTCCATATCAGCAATTGTTACATACTGTTGGTTGTTTTGTTGCAGCACTGGACCAGTTTGTATTTGTATCGTAGGTGATGATGACCTGCTGCTGCCTTGCGTAATCATGGATGGCCCTACAACGCCGCCATTAGCAAACGCTGGTATTACCGCCCCACCGCGCGCGCCGGCCATATAGTTAGCGCTTGCCTTTGCCATCTTGGATTCAGGAATTATATATTCGCGCTGGCCACCTTCGCCCACCATTGCAAGGGTAGGGGCATCCACAACGCCGCCTTGGGCAAATTTAGGGAATTGTGGCGCGCGTAAATAAGGGATTTGCGGCTGGCGTGTTATCTTCCCAAGTTTATTAGCGTGTGCAATTATTGCATTAATAGGTGCTATCATAAATGATATTGCTCTAACAATTCCATTCAATATATTATTTACAATACCTTTCACTATATCCATAGCTGCTTGGAATGGGGCAACAATAGCTTCTTTAAGAGATTGAAATGCGTTGCCAATGTTTTCTATCATGCTGCTTATTGTGTCTTGCACCGGTTTAACAAAGTTATTGCTAATAAAATCTGTGACAGCTTGGAATACTACTTTAGTTGGTTCTATAAATGTTGTATTAATGTATTCGTATGCCGCAGTCGCAAATTTATTTATTGCATCTTGTACTGGCTTAATAAAGTTATCTGCTATATAAGTTGTAACAGTAGAGAATAATTCTTTAAGTGGTTCTATGAATGTTGCATTAAAAGACTCATAAGCTGCTGTAGCAAATTGACTTATTGCGTCCTTGACTGGGATTATAAAATTCTCATTTATAAATGTAGTAACAGTAGTAAATAATGCTTTAGTTGGTTCTATGAAAGTTGCATTAAAAGATTCGTAGGCTGCTGCAGCAAACTCTGTTAATGCGGTTTGCGTTGGTATAGTAAAATTTTCACTTATAAATGTAGTAATAGCAGTAAACGCTTCCTTAAAAGGTATAACAAATAATGAATTAAAGCTTTCAATCAGAAGCCCCCCTAACGCTATAAACGCCTCATTCATTGGTTTAAGAAAGTTTTCGTTAACATAAGTCAGTAACGATGCAAGCGAATCCATAAAAGGCTTGATAAACACATCATAGATCAATGTGGCTGCGGGTTTTAATGCTTCGCCTATAGCTTTAAACGCTGCACCTATCTGATCCCTAAACGCATATATTGCAACACCTGCTGCTGTGATTAATACGGCCCAACCTACGGGGCCTGTGAATACACCAGCAATAATTCCGCCTAGTGTTTTAAGCCCAGCGATTACAGGCAACAACGCAGGCGCAAATCCCGCAATTGTTGCACCGATTTTTAATCCGCCAAGGGTTATGCCTAAAGCTTTAAATGAATATACAAGGCTAGCAATACCTGGCGCAACCGCAACAATACCTGCGAAGGCGCCGCCTACTATCCCTAATACAGGCCCAAGCCCAGGAACGTTTTTTAGCAGCCATGTGAAGCCTTCGATTACTGGTGTTAGCGCTTGGATTAATTTTGTTAATGCTGGTGCTAACGATTGCCCAAATGTAATCGCCAATATGTTTACATTATTCTCAGCCAATTTAGCTTGCTGCGTTGCAGTTTGCAATCGCTTGAAATATTCATCTTGAGTTGAGCCGGCATATTTTGATTTATCGCCAACCATTGCTAATGCTTTCGATAATAGCTCAGTGTTTTGTATTAAAGGCATTAAGCCTTTAGCTTCGTCGCCAAATAAATCAGACACCACAGACAGTTGCTGCTCGCGTGGTAAAGCTCGTATTCTTGCGAATACATCTGTAATAGTTCCAATGGCGTCTGTTTGTAAATTCTTGGCTAATGTGGTAGCTACATCTTTAGCTAATTCTTCTGCTGCTGCTTTTGCTTGCTCCTTTGCTTCTTTAAGCCGTGTTGCCTCTAGCCGCTTAATCTCTTCAAACCGCTGAGTTGTCCCATTAATTTCAATTTCTTTTTGGTCATCCAATGAATCTCTAACACGTTGCAGATTGTCTCTGTCGAACCTTTGCTTTTCCTTTAGTTCGCGGTCAGTCGCATCTTTTACGGCATCAACGCGCTCATCATAAAATTTATTAATTCTTGCAATTTCAAAATCTTCTGAAGTATTATTAGCTTCTGCCCTTTGCTTCGCGCCATCAATTTCATTTTTCTTTTGTGTTTCTAAACCTTTGATCTGTGCGTCTTGCCTGTCAATAACAGACTTTCTATATGCATCATTTTCATCGTCAAACGCGTCCTGAGTTACTGTTAAGGTATCTCTATACCTGCGGTCAATTTCTTTCTTGAGTTGGTTTGTTTCGAGTTCAGCAACAGCAAGCCTCTGGCGGCTTTCTTCTTCAACTGCTTCTGTATGTTTTGCCTCATATTCGCCTGCCGCTTCCGAAGCAAACCCTAATTTACCTAATGCTGATATTTGCCTTTCTGTCATGCTTTCGCCTTTTCCTAATGCTTTCACCATATTATTAAAACTTGTTGCTGCAACCTCAGTATCGACTCCAGCCGAAATCATTGCGGCGCCAAATGCTGCGGTTTGTTCTGCGCTAAGACCCGCAATTTTACCAGCGCTGCCAGACCTTAAAACAAACTCAACTAAGTCGCTTGCTGTTGATGCTGTGTTATTACTTAAATGATTCATTGCATCGGCAAGACTGACCAAATCAGGCTGCGTTAATCCCAGAGATGTTTTAATTTTTGCTAATGCAGTGGCTGCATCCCCTGCGGTTAAATCAAAAGCAATACTAACTTGGCCTACGGTTTCAGCAAATTGTTTTATTTCTGCTGCCGGGATACCTGCGGAACCTGCGGCTTCAAAAATATCTGCAATTCCTTTTGCTGCAATAGGCATTCTTTTGGATAGCTCAAATATATCGCTTTCCATCGCTTTAAAAGCGGCTGGATTTTCCAAGCCATCAACAACTTTGCGTACGCCTGCCATGGACTCTTCAAAATCCATAGCGGCTTTTGTAGATAGCGCCATTGCGGTAGCGATACCTGCGGCGCCAATGGCTGCAACTTGGAACACCTCAGAGCTAACCATATCCTTGAAGCCTTCCTTGGCTCCTTTCGCCGCCTTCTCTACCTTCTCCAGGCCGCCTTCTAATTTCGTAAGATTAGATATGCCAGTTACTTCTGCTGCAATTTTTAATACGGCCTGAAGGTTCATTGCCATGGTTTATCTCCTACCTTTTTTTTGCGATTTTATTGCCGCATCAGTAAATATCTCAAGCGCCCTGGATTCCATCACTTGCAGGTCCTCCATCACTTTCGCTTGGTTATCCACATTATAGAGCTTAAGCATCGAGAAGACAGCGTTGTAATCAAGGCCAATCACCCCGTGAGACGCCACCCGCCATTGGGTCTGGCATTTTAAAAACATTATTACGGCGTCTTCATGTTCCGGCCATATGTCGTAACTTTTTTGTTCTTTTAATTCTTCAGTTAAATCAATACCAAACAGTTTTGCATCTTCAACTGCTTCATTAGTATTGGCGCCGTTTGATTGATACCAATGATCAACGGCGCCAATTAGTTTTTTCTTTTTGCTACGTCTAAACTATCAAACCACGCTCTTATGATTTGACCCGCAACTGTAGGGATTTCCAGCAATTGGCTTAATGCGCTATCACTAAATGGAATCTCTTTGTTGTCATCGTCTACAACGCCAGACCAACCGGCCAGAACTTCTTTTGCAGCATCCTGATCTTCTAGCTCCTCGCCATCGTTGTTTCTGTTACGGTCCATGGCTTTTGCCATGCGTACAATTTCGTTGATTCGAGTTTGCGGTAACCGCCTAAATTCACCATCAAATGTATGCTTTTCCCGTCGTCCGCCGTTTGCTGGAATAATCAACGGAATCGGCCAGGTGTAAGTGGCCGATTGCTTAAGAACGAAAGACATAAAAACTAGGTGAAGGTGAGGGTGATTTCGTCATTACCTGCTGTTGTAGGGATTGCAACAAAAGGCAGGTTAATCATTTGGACGCCATCCGAATCTTCGTAGTTCGGGTTGGTAATGTCAATCTTAGGCGCCACCATCGTAACACGGTTGCCAAGTGTGGTGCCATGCAGCAGGCTTATCACCCCGGTGCTGTCATCGTTTGCGATTGTGAAGAAATCCTTCTGCGCGATGGTTGGGGCTTCAATCATGCACTCGCCTTCTGGCGCGCGGTTGACAATTAATACAGACTTATCACAACCAACTAATTCCCGGTATACGGTTTCGTTTGCCATATCCAAAGTAAGGGACATTAAGCAGCCGCTATAACCAAGGATTTGGAATGCCGATGTGCTGCCAGCTTTAAATATCAATGGTGTTGCTTGGTTGCTGTAGGTAGTAGCTGGGGCAGCAGTATCAGTTGGTGCGTTATAAATGCCAACCATTGTAAATTCAATAGTTGGAATCTCGCCTACTGCGCAGTTAAAAGCAAAACTGCCGCGTGCACCTGTGATGGTATGTAATACACCATCGTTATTGAAGTGGATAGTGGCGCTGTCAAAACTCGCGCTAACAGGCTTGTACCCTACGTTTGCTGCGATGCTGTAAAGGCTGCTTACGCCTGGCGTAAATGCTGCGGTGCTGGCCTTTACGGTTGCAACCTTAGTGCTGCCCACATAATCAGTAATCACACCAATGTGGCCGCTACCGGTGCCGCTGGTGATGCTAATGACCATGCCGACGTAAATATCATCTGTTGCGCTAGATGCAGAAGCAAGCGTGATACTGCCGGCAGAACCTGCCTGCGCAGTGCCGGTAATGGCTGCTGCTGTAGTGGTCTCTGCCATGCCGCAAGCTTTCAGCAGTCCGCCAAACCTGGGCGCTGTTGACGCTGTGCCAGAACCTGCAAGCTCAACCTCAAACGTAATGCTCACACGCGTGTTAGCCAAAAGCTGGTCACTGTTGCCGAGGTATGGCCGGATTAAATCGCGGCTTACAACGTCAGCCTCAATCGGGGTAACCTCTAGGCTGCGAACCAATACCGCATCAGTGCCGGCAGGGCTCGAATCAGTCCCGTAGGTCGCTTCTACTTTTGCCAGGATCAGGCGTTTGCGTGTTAACAGTGCCATCGTTCAGGACCTCAGGAGTTGGTGTGGGCTTGCGTTTGCCAGTGATGGGGTCCAAA